TAAGAACTGGGCAAAATATAACTACTCGACAAGTCCTAAAGTTGTAAAGTGTATAGAATCAGAACTTTGCAACGTGAAAAATAGAGTATTGATAGAGTATATATACAGTATAGATAGTGTATCACAAGAAGAAGAAGAAAAAGAAGAAGAAAAAGAAGAAGAAAAAGAACCAATAAACAAAATAGAATTACATCCACTCGTTGAATATTTAAATACTAATTTTCCTAAAGTTCAAAAACTTGAACAACCAATAAACAACGACCAAGCGACTAATTTATTATTAGAATTTGATAAGTACGATTTAGTTGATGTATTTATGTCGATGCAAAATACGAAAGACTTAAATACTAAATACACAAGTGCTAATTTAACAGTTAGGAGTTGGATTAAACGAAGACAAAAGGACAATCCGAATTATGGATTACATAAAGAAACAGCTAAAAGACTTGCACCGTGGGATTAGAAGGATTTAAGGTTACAGAACCTAACGACGTAATTAATCAACTCAAAACATACCGAGACAAATACCACGAACGAGGTAAGTATTTAGGGTTTGAAAGTTTGGATAAACACTATTCGATGCAGTTGGGAAATTGCACCGACTGGACGGGTTTCCCGATGAGCGGAAAGACTCAAGTGTTGATGGAGTTACTTGTTAACGCATCGATGTTTTATTCATGGAAACACTTAGTATATTTTCCTGACGTTGGAAACAATGTAGAAATTGTCGCGGACCTTCTGCACAAAAAGACGAGCAAAAGTTTCGACCCGAAGAAACCTAACACGATCACGGACAAAGAAATCGAACAAAATCTTGAATGGGTTTTATTCCACTTCAAAATCTTAACACGAACGGACGTAAAAGCGAAACTTACACCCATGCAGTTTTGGGACTTAGCTGCTGAAATGAAAAAAAGCGAAGGACTTGAAACAGCAAGCATAGATTCTTGGAAAGATATGAGCCACCCATACGATGAGTTTGGCGGTTATGCGACTTATTTAGAGTATTGCCTTCCGTATCGAAACCACATTGCCGAAGAAAACAACCTGCATTTTCACACGATCATTCACCCGAAGTTAACAGACAAAGACAAAGACGGAAAAAGGAATGCGCCCGGACCTTACGACTTGAAAGGTGGTTCTGAGTGGTTTAATAGTGGCAAGTGCATGATAACCGTACACCGCCCCGACATCAATAGCAATGTAGCCGAAATCAAAATGAATAAGATTAAGCCCCGTTCGGTTGGTCAAATTGGCGACGTGGTCCTGCATTTTGACGTGAACACATTAACTTATTACGAATTAGACATGATCGGACCGAGTGACCTGCAAAAAAGATACGCATCACCAAAAGGAGAAATTAAAGTGAGTAAATTAGTGCCAGAACTCAACAACTTCTACGGACCGAAAAACGAATTTAAAAACGACTTACCTTTTTAACATGAAAGAACTTGACATTTTAACCGCACAAATAAACCTGCGCACACTTGACCGAGCGTTGACGATGAGCATTGACGACTTGAAGACGAAACACGCACACCGGGTGGACTTAATCAAGCCGATGGAAACACGACAAATCGAATTAAAGGAAGCCATGCTAACCTTCTACCGAGTTTGCGAAGACCACAAGCAAGTAATTACGAAACTCTACGCACTACACACGGAGAATTTAGAACTGAAAAAGCAAGTAAACGAATTAAAGATATTACTATGAAAATTACCGATAAAATACAAATCACAAACGAAGATAACATGGCTTTAATGGCTCGCTATCCTGACAACTACTTCGACCTTGCTATTGTTGACCCTCCGTATGGGATAGGTGAAGACGGTGCAAAAAATCACAGTAGAGGAAAAGCAACAAGACCTACAATGTACACAGCTAAAAATTGGGATAATTCAGTACCTGATAAAAGGTATTTTTTAGAATTGATAAGAGTATCAAAAAATGTTATTATTTGGGGTGCAAATCACTTTATCGAAAACATACCAAATGCAAATTCTTCTTCTTGGATTGTATGGGATAAACAAAATGGAGATAATGACTTTGCAGATTGTGAACTTGCATGGACTAATCATAAAACAGCAGTAAGAAAATTTGAATTTCGTTGGGCTGGAATGTTACAAGGTGACATGAAAAACAAAGAGAACCGAATCCACCCCACACAAAAACCCGTAGCACTTTATAAATGGCTTTTAGACAAATACGCAAAAGACGGAGACAAAATACTTGACACTCACCTCGGGAGTGGAAGTATAGCAATAGCCTGCCATGAATACGGCTTTGAGTTAACCGCTTGCGAACTTGATGCTGAATACTACGAAAAAGCAATTGAGCGAATCAAGAATCACGTTTCACAGCAAAAACTATTCTAATGAAGTCATGTAAAAAATGTGGCGAAAACTTTACACCATTTTCGACCTTAGATAAACACTGTTATGTGTGCAAAAAGACGGAACAAGCGTTGAAGAACCTCGCCAAAATCAAAAAGGAAAAGGTCAAAAAGCAAAAGGAAGACCTATTAACCACTTCGGACTATCTTAAATTGGCGCAACAAGTGTTTAACAAGTGGGTAAATATTAGAGATAAAGATTTACCGTGTGTATCTTGTGGTAAAGTGATCAGCGGAAGAGTTAATGCATCACACTTTTACAACGCAAACAATCACCATAACCTAAGATTTCACGAAGACAATGTGCATTCGAGTTGCATCACGTGTAATCAGTATTTGTCTGGCAATTTACTTGAATATAGAAGTAGGTTAATTGAAAAGATAGGAGAAGAAAGATTCAAATATTTAGAAGAAAATAGAAGTATTGTTCGTAAATGGACCAAAGACGAATTGAAAGAATTAATTGCTTTGTATAAAAAAAAGATTAAAGATAGTGTGTATTAAAAATAAAACGTATATTTGCATAAACCAATAAGAAAAACAACATGAAAAAAGAAGAAGTAAAAGTTGAAGAACTGGTTAAGGTCACGGGACTTTACCCAAAACTACACGCTGCAAAGCAAAAGATTGGAAAGGTCGTGAAGAACGCTAACAACCCCCATTTCAAAAAGTCCTACGCCGACATTAACGCACTTGTTGAGTCAGTTGAGCCGTTGCTAATTGAACAAGGCTTGTTATTATTACAGCCGATTGAAGACGGTGTAGTTAGTACATTAATCATTGACATTGAAACGGGGCAGTCGGTTGTGTCAAGTATGCGCCTTCCCGAAATACAAGACCCTCAAAAGATTGGTTCTGCGGTGACTTACTACCGACGTTATACCTTGCAGTCTTTGTTGAGTTTACAAGCGGAAGACGACGACGCAAACAGCGCGAGTGCAACGGTCAAAAACACGAAGCCAACTATAACTCAAGAACGTTTTGAAAATGGACTTACTCAAATAGCCGAAGGCAAACTAACACCCGAAGCATTTAAACAAGCCCTAAGCGGTTACCAATTAAATGATTTACAAACTAAAGCCCTATTGTTGTTATGAAAATTCGCTGCAGCTCGTTAGGTAAGATTATGACTTCACCCCGTACAAAGGGTGAGGTTTTATCTCAGACCGCAAAGACGTACATTAAAGAATTAGCTATTGAACACACTTTAGGAATACGCAAGGAGTTTTCGTCACGCTACACGGACAAAGGTAACATTCAGGAAAACTACGCCATCGAAATGGCTTCGCGTGTCCTTGGTTTGCCTTTTGCACTTAAAAATGACCAATACTTTGAAAACGACTTTATCAAAGGTACACCCGACCTTATTTTAGAAGATGAAATAGTCGACATTAAATGCTCTTGGGACGGCACTACCTTCCCTTGGTTTGAAGATGAGTTACCTAACAAGGACTACTATTGGCAAATGATCGGTTACATGTGGCTCACTGGTAAGAAACGCGCCCGTATTGTTTACTGCCTTGTTGACACGCCCGAAGACATTGTGCAAGACGAGATTAGACGCACTTCGTGGAAGAAATTTGAGATAGATGTAACTGAGGAAACCGAAACGGAAGTCAGAGCGAAACACGAATTTAGCCATATTAGCGAAAATAAGCGTGTTAGAACGTACTTAGTAGAGTTAAACGATGCAAATATCGAACAAGTGAAAGAAAAGCTGTTAGAAGCGAAAAAATACTATGACGAATTAATTGAAAGATTATGACACCAAAAGAAAAAGCAGAAGA